ATGCCCCTAAACGACCGCCAAATCAAGAACGCAAAACCTACCGGCACAGGAAAGAAATCCAAACTGTTTGACGGCAGCGGCCTGTATCTGGAAATTACCCCGGCAGGCGGCAAAATCTTCCGCCTGAAATACCGTATCGACGGCAAGGAAAAAACGCTGACTATCGGCAAGTATCCTGCCGTTTCCCTATCCGAAGCCCGGCAAGCTGCCGAAAACGCCCGCCACCTGCTTTCAGGCGGGCAAGACCCCGCTGCCGCCAAGCAACAGGCCAAGCAGGAAAGGCAGGCTGCTTTACTGAATACTTTTGCCGCCACTACCCGCCGCTGGCACACCGACAATCTACACCGCTGGAAGCCAAACCATGCAGAGCGCATCATGCGCTATTTTGAAACCGATGTTTTTCCGCTGATTGGAGAAATACCGATAGATAGCATCACGGTAGGGCAAATCAAATAAGTTTTAGACCGTATCACAGCGCGGGGCGTGAGCAACACAGCCGAAAAAGTAAGGGAATGGATAGGCGCAGTTTTCGATTATGCGGCCATGCTGGAAGTAACCGACCGCAACCCCGCCCGTGCATTGCGCAAATACATTGCCAAGCAACCGCCCAAAAACCGTGCAGCCCTACCGCGTGAAGAACTGACAGAGTTTTATCGCCGCCTGATACTGGCCGAGATTGAACCGGCAAATAAAATCGCCCTATTACTGCTGATGCTGGTGTTTGTACGTAATACCGAACTACGCGGCGGACAATGGGCAGAAGTAAATTTTGCAGCGGCGCAATGGGTAATTCCCGCCGAACGAATGAAGCACGAGAAGACCGCCCCCAAACCGCCGCACACCGTGCCGCTTTCCGATTGGGTGCTGGAGCTACTGCGGGAACTGCACGGCCTAACCGGCAATACTCCCTATCTATTTCCCAGCCGCACCAAAACCACCGGCTTTATCAGCGATGCCACCCTAACCTGCATCATTGAGCGCCTAGGCTACAAAGGCATAGCCACCCCGCACGGCTTCCGCAGTTTGGCAAGCAGCATCCTGAACGAACAGGGCTACAACCCAGATGCCATAGAACGCCAGTTAGCGCATGAAGAAAGCAACCGGATTAGAGCCGCCCACAACCGGGCGGAGTATCTGGCCGAGCGGCGGGAGATGATGCAATGGTATTCAGACTATCTGCGGGAGCGATACCGCCAAGCCAAAGCCTTGATTGCAACAGATGGGGCTACCTGAAAAACAAAACACCAGCAGGCGGGCTGGTGTTTTATTTCGCTTCGCATTATCCTTAATCCAGCCTAATGCCGTATAACGCTGTATTGTGCAGATAGCGATAAGGTATAGCGCATTTAGTAAAACTTAGTATTTTGAGCTTCAACATTTTTCAACAGGAGGCATGGGTAATTTATGCCAAATACTGATTATAGTTATTTAAAAAATTTAGATAAACATCATAAAGTAGCGTATCTAAACTTAGATACTGTCTACACTGTACTGTCAGAATACTTTGATAAATTAACAAACTTAGAAATTTCAAAAATACATAATGATTACATATTGTTATGCAAAAACTTTAAAGAGCGAGCAGGGTTCCCTCTTGAAAAATCATTGATAATGAGTGATTTACTATTTTTTTGGGAGATAATATAAAAACAACAGAAAAAGACATGTCGGCTTTTCTTGCAGTTAATGAAATTTATACTCTAATTAATGATTATGATGGATTGGAGCATTACGAGTTAATAGATAGGATGGGATAACCCTGCTGACACGTCTAGAAGTCTGCAACGCTGTCCTAATTGGCAGCGGTATGAGCTATCCGGAGCGCAAGGCCTCTCTGTTTGATATGGCCGCATCCTACCGCCACGGCAGCCACATCTGCTGCATTGAGAAAACTGCTGTTCTGACAGCCTAGACAGCATCCCGAAAAGGAGCAGAGAAATGGGCAATCGAAAGAAAAAGGCAGAGAGATGGCAGCACAATTACGCTGCCATTTCCCATGTGGCTTGGTCGTTGAGGTCGTAGTTCTCCTCGCCATCTCTGATGGATACTTCCGCCCATTCACGGATGATGGCGCTGCGGTATTCTTTCTCCAGCCGCAGGGCTTCGGCTTCTTGCCTGCTCTCTTCGTCCTGTGCCGCGCTGATTTCGTCCAAGTAGGCGGCTAACATGCCATCGTAGTTTGGCTGGATGGTGTACATGATTGCTCTCTCCTTCAATCACAGTGAATGTTTAATAAAACCATCTCTTAGAAATGGTTACGTTAAACATTCACTTACCGTTGATAGGGGCGGCGGCATCCCGGCCTGTCTGTTGCCCCAGTTCCCCTCCGGCCTGACTGCTGCTTGAGGGTGGCGGTGAAGCGGTGTTGTGCTTCGTTGGGGTGTAGTATAGGAAACTATACTTTCCTTTGATTTGAAACAGAATTTATTTTTTCGCGGGCAACAAAAAAGCCGCACTTGGCGGCAACAGTCGGCTACGGGTTTACGGTTGGGATTGCTTAAATCTTATTGCAACTGTAAAATAGTTGCATATAGCAAACAAAGGCAAAATAATGGGCAAGGCGGAAAAACTGCTGGCACGGCTGTTGAGCCTGCCGCGTGATTTCACTTGGGGCGAGCTGACTGCCGTGATGAACAAACACGGGTTTGTGCTGCACAAGGGCAGCGGCTCGGGTAGGAAGTTTCTGCATCGGGAAACGGGGATTGCGGTTACGCTGCACGAACCGCACCCGGGCAAGATTTTGAAGCGTTACCAACTGCAAGACGTGATTGAGGGCTTGCGTAAAATTGGAGTGATGGATGATGAATGATTTATTGAGCTATAAAGGCTACGAAGGCACGGTGCAATACAGCAAAGAAGACGACTGCCTGCACGGGCGGGTGCTGCATATCCGCAGCGTGCTGGGCTATGGCGGGGAGACCTTGGCCGAAGTGAAGGCGATGTTCGAGCAGGCGGTGGACGAATACTTGGAGATGTGTGCCGAAGAAGGGATCCCGCCGGAGAAGCCTTATAAGGGCAGCCTGAACGTGCGGCTGGGGGCGGAACTGCACCGGCAGGCAGCCGCGATGGCGGCACGACAACATACCTCGCTGAATGATTTGATTGTGCAGGCGGTGGAAAGGCAGGTGCGGGAAGCACTGCCTGCCTGACTTTTAATTACGGCGAATTCGCCATATTTGAATTGAAGGAGCGGTAAATGAAAATGCAAAAATTTGATATAGCCGAATACTTGGACAGCGAGGAAATGATTGCGGCCTATCTTTCTTCTGTGCTGGAAGACGGGGATGCGGACGAATTTATCGCCGCGCTGGGAGACGTGGCGCGAGCCAAGGGGATTAGCGAGCTGGCCGCGCAAACCGGGCTGGGCCGGGAAAGCCTGTATAAAACCCTGTCCGGCAACAGCAAGCCGCGTTTTGATACGGTATTGAAGATTACCCGGGCGCTAGGGGTGGAGATGCCCTTGGCTCCGGCTGCCTTGATCGGATAATAGACACAACCGCCTGCGGGCGGTTTTTTGGCGGGCAAAAGAAAAGCCCGCGCTGGGCGGGCTGTGGTTGAATTAATTAAGCGAAAGCGTGCTGCATCATTTCTTGATGCTGTTCAGCGTCCTCCGCTTGCCTACGAATTAGGATAGCTTCGGCAATGTTCCTTTCTGTAATGCCGTTTCCGTTTCGCAAGCGGAGTTTATTTTTAACCTTGTCCCATCCGTAGATTTTTACCAAGATGGCAATGCTTTCATCAGCAAAAGAGCCAGAGATAACATCAACACCTTGCAGGTCAATTATAATTCTGCTAACGGCTGGGTTCTCAAAAGCTTTAATAATTTGGTCTCGGATTGGGATGGCAGCTCGGCGGGAAGCAAGACTGCCACTTGGCAAGTGGATAATTCTTTCCATGTCAGCCTCCTTTAATTTAACCTATTAATGTATCTAATATATCTGCAATTTCTGCATTAGCAGACGGTGTTGTGATTTGGTTTAGATTACTAGTCTGCAATCTGCATTGGATAATTACCCCATCCCAAAATAGGTCTTGGGGACAGGGTCTGATGCGTTTTATTCTATTCTGAAAATTTGATATTGACAACTCGGCATTACCTGTGATTATGGTTAACTCTCCACCAAAACTTTCCACCACATCAATAAATCGAGGTAGACCTAAGCCTGCATGATTGTTCCCACTGCTATACTTGGCAAGGCTTCCCATAGGATTGCCTATTACGTCTGGCGGCAATTGTTGCGCCCAGTCGTCTTTTGGTTTGATAGTCTTGGATGAGTTCCCTTTTTTGATGCACCACTCAATAGCATCTTCGTGATTATCTATTTGAATACCAACACGGTTTAACTCCTTCAGAAACCCACTCCCACAATCTGCCAGAGCGAACTCAATCCATTTGTTGTATTTTTGCGCCATCGAGAAGCCGGTGGATTTTCCATGTGACCACACGTTATCGTGTACTTCACCAATAGCATCAATCAAAGGGGAGATGGCTGCCCTGTTCTCTCCATCCCCCATCACATTGATGCAACTGCCTATCTGTGTAGTGGCACTATCAACAGATTCTTCACAGTCAAGCATAGTCAATAAAGAGTAGCTTTTCCCTAGATTCGGCCTGTCCCAAGTATCATTAATCCCCCATACCTTGTTGAAAAATCCAATTGTTATTAGATAGTTCATTCGAGAGTCGTCCACATTAAAAAAGTGTGTGGGCGTCTTATGTTTGTACAGATAAGCTGCCATACACACTAAATAGGCAGGTTTGATAAAGTCTTCGTTATAAATACTGACAGGGTTATTTTTAATGATGGTTTGACAATCTTGTAGAGCTGAAATTAAGTCTTTAGCCATAAGTTAAATATCCATTTCAATCCAACACGCTCCACCAGAACACGCGGCCTATTATTTGAATATCGGATGCATCGACTTCTTCGTTCGGGTGCTCATCTTCATTGTAGCTATGGATACGGATTCTATTGCCTGGCAGGCGGTAAAGGATTTTGGTGCGTAGCCAGCCGTCATGATTGATGGCGTAAATCTTGCCGTCCTTAATGTGCTTTTGGCTGGTGTCTACGCCTAACGTAGCGCCATCAGGGAATACCGGCTCCATGCTGTTGCCATCGGCAGATACACATACTACGTCTTTAGGGTTGATGCCTTTGCGGTGCAGGGTGGATTTGTGAAAGCGCAGCTTATAGCCGTTGAAGTCGGACGCTTCAAATGCACCGGAGCCGGCAGATAAGCGCACTTCTTTCAGGAATGGCACTTCACACTCTGCATTATTGAGCGGTGTGCCGTCCTGCCATGTTTCTACCATGGCGAAAGCGGTCGCGTTTGATTCTATCGGTTTGCCGGTAGAGTCTGGCTGATATTTTTCGCCCGTGCCATCTGCCAGCCATTGGGTAGAGAAGCGGGTTTTCTTTCCGAAGGCCAATAACGGCTTCGCGCCTAGCCCCGTACTTCCGTTAAACCATTGTCCAACCAGTCCTTTTGATACTCCGGCGAAGTCTGCGAGTTGCTGCTGCGTGGTTAAACCATGCTCGGCCATCAACTCTTCCAATCTATCTTTAAGCGTGTTCATATCAATATCCTATCTGATTGTTTAGCAGTCTAAACTAAATATTGTTTAGGGTACTTGACTTTTATATGTTTAGTATCCTATACTTTAGGTAAGTTTTCTAAGATGAAAGAAGAAAATGAAACATATCGAGTTTATTGAACTACTAGGCGGCACATCCAAAGTTGCCGGCTTGTGTGGCATTTCCAAAGGGGCGGTATCCCAATGGAAAAAGAACGGTATCCCGTTGGCACAAAACAATTATCTGAAAACCAAATTCCCTAAAGAGTACAAGAAAATCTTTGGGGCTAGGCCATGACTGAATTATCAGTAGAAGTGATAACAAAATCCCACAAGGTGCAAGCTACTGTTTTGAGGATGCTTGCGGACAAATCACAGCACGAAATAGCGCTGATGCTTGGTGTGGATGATGCCACCGTGAGCCGGTGGAAGTCTGATGAACGCGGGCTATTGAAGGCCGCGCGAATGATTGCTGCCTGTGGCGGCAAGGTAGTGGATGAAGATGCCGTGGTGGTGAATGCCGAAGAGTACCGGCTGATGTGCCGTATCTCGGCTGAATATTTTGGCTGCCAGGCGGATAGATGACGGTCGCAAATATTTTTGAGGAAAGGAAAGAAGATGAAGGAAAGACAAGAGATTGAGCAAGTACTGTCTTTGGAAGAAACCAACCAAGCGGATTCCAGTAAATGAGTGGTGCTAATTCCCCCAATGACTTTAATGACGTTGGTTAGTCCGGAGTAGTCTCTCCCTGGTTTCTTCAGATCGTAGCTGATTAGTAGGTAGCGGGCCATGATTTTACCTTTCGTGGTGGGTGGTTGTGAGAGGCAGCCATTCTGCCACGGCGGGCAAAGCGGAAAGACGCTTGGCAGCCCGGACAGATGGGCAAAAGAAAGCCCGCTAAGGCGGGCTGGAAAATCACACTTCTTTAACCTGGGTGTTAGCAGTAGTGGATTTAACTAAGTCTATCGAATGGGAACAACTTTGTTTGGATGCGTAGCCTTCGGAGCTGACGGCAATGATTTCATGATTACCGGCTTTTAACCGCCAGCGCCATTCATTACGGGCATCTCTATATATTTCAAAATACATATAAGGAACTCCTATGGATTATGCGAAAAAACGAATACACGTTCTCCTACCGTTTCAAAGGCAGGACGTGGTCATTGAGCATTTGGGCGGACAGCCCGGAGGAAGCTAGGGAGAAACTGGGGGCTGCGGCCAATGCGCGTTATGACGGGCAAATCATGCAACGGATTTATGTGCCGGTCAAGGCTGCTTGGTTTCGGCAGTTTCGGGAATGGTGGGAGTGAAAAAAAGCCCGCCGGAGCGTGGCGGGCAAAAGTCGTATGAAGAAATTCCCTTTTCAAGGAGACTTGATTATGACAAATAAAGCCATGCAAAGCAAGCGCAAATCGATAACAAAAAAACTTAGGTTTGAAGTTTTAAAGCGAGATTCCTTTACTTGTCAGTATTGTGGCAAAGCTGCACCTGATGTGGTGTTGGAAATAGACTATATTAATCCGGTCAGCAATGGTGGCGATAACGACATCATGAATCTGATTACTTTGTGCCGGGACTGCAATCAGGGTAAGAAGCATCGGACGCTGGACGATCACTCTGTGATTCAAAAGCAGAAAGCCATGCTGGATGAGCTGAACCAGCGGCGTGAGCAGTTGGAAATGCTGATGAAATGGCGCGAGGAACTGCAAGAGATTGATGACCAATGCATTGATGCTGTCGCGGCAAGAATCAATGAATTTATTTCTCCAGCTACGGTTAATGACCAGGGCAAAAGAAGTATCAGGGGCGGCCGCACGATTTGCTGATATTCGACGAGGCGGCGAATTTCTTGGAAATTCAGGTGCGGGCCTTGCTGGGCTGGCTGCGTTCGACCGACCCGAATCAGAAATGCCAGGCGCTCTTGACCTTTAATCCGCCGACCACGGTGGAGGGGCGTTGGATCGTGGATTTCTTTGCGCCGTGGCTGGATAAGAAGTTTCCTAATCCGGCGGTGGGTGGGGAAATCCGCTATGCGGCCAGTGTGGATGGGAAGGATGTGTGGGTGGATGACGGTCGGGAATTTGTGTTGGCTGGCGGGGTGCCGGTGTATGAGTTCGAGCGCGGGGCTTTCAAACCGGAAGAGGTGGTGAAGCCTTTGGCCCGCACGTTTATCCCCAGCCGGGTAACGGATAACCCGTATCTGATGGGCACGGGCTATGTGAATACGCTGCAATCGCTGCCCGAGCCGCTGCGCTCGCAGATGCTGAACGGGGATTTCAGCGCGGGGATTGAGGACGATCCGTGGCAGGTTGTCCCGACGGCATGGGCGGAGGCGGCGATGGCGCGCTGGAAGCCTTTGGACAAGCTGCCGGAGATGGACAGCCTGGGGGTGGATGTGGCGCGCGGCGGTAAGGATGAGACGGTATTGGCGCGGCGGCATGGGATGTGGTTTGACCGGCCGCTGGTGTATCCGGGCAGCCGAACGCCGGACGGGCCGGCTACGGCGGGCTTGGTGATGGCGGCTTTGCGCAACCGTGCGCCGATCCATATTGATGTGATCGGGGTGGGCAGCGCGCCGTTTGATTTTCTGACCGAGGCACGGCAGCAGGTGATCGGGGTGAATGTGGCGGAGAAATCGACCGCGCGGGATAAGTCGGGGCGCTTGGGCTTCCGCAATCTGCGCTCGCAGCTGTGGTGGCGGATGCGCGAGGCGCTCGACCTGGCCAACAATACGGGCATTGCCCTGCCGCCGGATTCGCGCCTGCTGGCGGATTTGTGCGCGCCGACCTGGAAGCTGTCCGGCGCGGAAATCTATGTGGCGAGCCGTGAGGAGATTGTGGCGAAAATCGGCCGCTCGCCGGACTATGCGAGCGCCTACTGCCTGGCGCTGTTGGATACGCCGAAAATCGACAGCTTGCGCGCGGCAGGCGGTAATAGAAAAGTGATGGAGTACAACCCTTATGCTTGATGTGCGGACAGATGACGGCTTGCGCCATATGGATTGGATTGAACGGCATCTGGCCGAGGCGCACCGCTCGGAAACGGAGGCGGCATGGGCCGGGCAGGTGAGCTTGAACCGTGAGCTGTATCAGGCGGTGGCGGCAGCGGGGAATCTGTTGTTTGCCGGGGCGTTTGCTGACGGTGAGCTGGTGGGCTACTGCTCGGCGTTCCTGTTGCGCCATCTGCATTATGACTGCCTGATGTGCCAGCATGACGCGTTGTTTTTACTGCCGGCATATCGGGCGGGGACGGCAGGCTTGCGCCTGGTGCGGACGATTGAGCAGGAGGCGGCGCGGCGTGGCGCGGCTTATGTGGCCTGGCATGCCAAGCCGGGCAGCAGTTTTGAAGGCATACTTGCGCGGCGTTGCCGCCGTGAGGATGTGGTTTATTTACGGCAACTGACGAAAGGATAGAGACGATGCCAGCAGCACCAGTGATCGCCGCCGTAGCAGCGGCAGTGGGAACCAGTTATTCGATTTACTCCGGCGAGCGTGCGGCCAAGAAACAAAGCCAAGCGCAAGCACAGGCGGAAAAGCAGGCGAAGGAGCAGGCTTTGCAGGCGGAGCGCGATTTCAATAAGGCCAACAGCAAGAAGGCCAACACGGCAGGCTTGCTGCAGGCGGCGCAACAGGACGGGGGCGGGGTGGGCAGCACCATGCTGACCGGCTCGGAAGGGGTTGGAAACGACAAGCTGAAACTGGGCAGGCAGGGCCTGTTGGGCAAAACCTCTCTCTTGGGGTAAGACATGGACACGACTTTACGCAAACGCATCCTGAAGCGGCATGCCGACCTGAAGAAGGAGCGTGCCTCTTGGGATGATCATTGGCGCGATATTTCCCGCCATCTGCTGCCGCGTTCGGGGCGTTTTTTGGCAGATGAACGCAATCGCGGCGATAAGCGCTTCAATGAGATTTACGACAGCACCGGCACGCAGGCGCTGCGCATCTTGGCGGCGGGGATGATGAGCGGCATGACTTCGCCGGCACGGCCTTGGTTTAAGCTGGCGATTGAGGATGGCGGCTTGATGCAGCACCAGCCGGTGAAGTTGTGGCTCGACCAGACGACTAAGCTGATGCACACCGTCTTCCAGCGCTCAAATACTTACCGTGCCCTGCATGCGATGTATGAGGAGCTGGGGGCGTTCGGCACGGCGGCCAGCATCATCCTGCCGGACTTCGATGATGTGCTGCACCACTACCCGCTGACGGTGGGGGAATATGCGGTGGCGACCAACTGGAAAGGCGAGGTGGATACGCTGTATCGTGAGTTCCAGAAGACGGTGGCGGAGACGGTGCGCGAATTCGGCTACGACAATTGCAGCCCTGCCCTGCGCCGCTGCTATGACAATGGGCGGTATGATGACTGGGTAAACATCATCCATGCCGTCGAGCCGCGCTTGGAGCGGGATGCTTCGCGCCGTGATGCGCTGAATATGCCGTGGCGTTCGGTGTATTTGGAAAAAGGGGCGGGGGAAAACGAGGTGCTGCGCGAGGGCGGTTTTAGGCGTTTCCCGGCACTCTGCCCGCGCTGGACGGTATCGGGCGGGGATATTTACGGCCACAGCCCGGGCATGGAGGCATTGGGCGATATTAAGCAGCTGCAGCACGAGCAGCTGCGCAAGGCGCAGGGTATCGACTACAAGACCAACCCGCCGCTGCAAGTGCCGACCAGCCTGAAATATCGGGATGTGGACAGACTGCCCGGCGGGATTATGTACACCGATTCCGCCGGCTCGCAGGCAGGCATCCGCCCGCTGTATGAAGTGCAGCTGGATTTAAACCACCTGTTGCAGGATATTCAGGACGTGCGCGGGCGCATCCGCAGCACCTTTTATGCGGATTTGTTCCTGATGTTGAGCAATCAGCAGAATCCGAACATGACGGCCACGGAGGTGGCGGAACGGCATGAGGAAAAACTGCTGATGCTGGGGCCGGTATTGGAGCGTTTGCAGAACGAGTTACTCGATCCGCTGATTGAAACCACCTTCGACTTTATGCAGGAAGCGCAGATGCTGCCGCCGCCGGAAGAACTGGCGGACGTGGATATCGATATCCAGCTGGTATCGATGCTGGCGCAGGCGCAGCAGGCGGTGGCTACCAACAGCATCGACCGCTTCATTTCGACCGTGGGCGGGGTGGCGCAGTTCAAGCCGGAGGTGTTGGACAAGATCGATGCCGACCGCTTGACGGATGTGTACGCTTCGGCCTTGGGCGTGGATCAATCCATCATGCTGCCGGATGAGCAGGTGCAGGCGGTGCGCGAGCAGCGGGCGCAACAGCAACAGCAGGCGCAGCAGCTGGAGATGGCCGGCCAGGCGGCGGATGCGGTGCAGAAGGTGAGCCGGGCTGCCGGCAATACGGATGTGACGGAGGCGTTCAGCGGCTATGCTTAGGCAAGGCGGGAATAAAGGGCGGCGCAGGCTACCTTTTTTGTTGGGATAGTTAGCGATAACGGCGGCAAATATACTCCAACATTCTTTCTGCTTCAGAATCTGGAATTACATCATGAAAAATAGCTGTATTGCCTTGATTACGCAAAACTCTTTCCCCTTGTTCTTCATCATAGAAAGCAAAAAAAGTTGTAGCAAATTGGCGCTGCCTGCATTTGATACGCATATGTATTTTTGCATAACTGCCGCCTGTATTTTCATTGGGATTGTAATTACTATTATTGCCTACAAGGATTGACCAGACCCCATTTCTACTTGCCGTTCTAGTGTCAATATATGTTGTTGTTCCTTTGTCATCAGTATAGATTGGCTTCCATCTATTAGTTTGTGCCTGAGCAAAAGCAGCCATTCCAATCAGTAGCACTATAAATATATACTTTTTCATGATACCCTCTATTTAATTTGTCCAAAGTTATTGATAAATGTAGAAATATCATCTTTGTTGTTCAATAGATACTGCTTCCCTTTATCTAAAATTGAGATGCTGATAGATAGTGAATCTTGACCTTTGATGATACCTCGGTTTTTAAGCGTAGTAATGTGGCTGCTCGGAATAACGGCAAAGGATGTTTTAGTGAGTTCGCGCAAGGCGAATACATAATAGGTATTGCCGCTGTGGTTGGTTTCAAAAGATTTTTGGTTGATACTGAAACCAAAACTGCCATTGGCACGCGGCTGAGATGTTTTCACTTGGATATGGTAATAAACGTTTTCTTTTGATGCGACAATATCAATCCCTTTATCCACTACCATTAACGATGCATTAAAGCCCCAGAATAATAGCTCGCTCATCACCGCTAGCTCGCCAGCTTTGCCTAAAAAGGCAGAATCCACAGGCGGAGCAATGTTTTGTTCTGTAGGGTTGGCTACTCTCAGTTTCTTCAGACGGTACACGCCACGCTTGTAGGAAACAACCTTCCCTTTCGCATCTTTTTTACTGGCAACCTTAGTAAAAACGGCGTCTTTCTTTTTCACATGGGCAGCAAGCGCTGATGATAGTTTGTTGCTGAATGTGTCAGCATCCATTCCCATATTGTGATTTATCCTGACAGCTTCAATAGCAATATCAGATACATGGCCTTGTTTCCCTGGCATGTCAGCTAGGATTTTATATGCGGCTTGCAAGATTTGGCTGAGATTTTCCAT